CACTAGGTTAGTACTCATATTGAGAGATACCTCCATTAGGCTAAGGTTGGCGGTAAAGGTGTGTTAAACGACGTATCCTTTCAACGCCTGTGGACCGGTCTCAATGGCACAATGCGTAGTGAATGAAGTGCGTAGGGCCTACTAAGGAGATGCTCTGTGGAATTCACCCTCCCGAAAGGTCGTAGGGGTACTCAGGGGCATTTAGGTTTCCACACTTTAGATTTCATGATGAGTCACAACGGAATTTTACAGACTGTTGGTAGATCCTTGGATAGGATTTTGACTCTTGCTGATATAGAAGAGGAGCAGGTTATGGAACATCCAGACAGAGTTTCTGTAGCTGGAGCTTCATATTTTACTTCAGTTGATCAATCTAGTGTGCATTCATCTGTTGTTGGTTCACATCAAAAAGAACCATTGTTAACATCTGTGGACTTACCTGGTTCAAGGAAGACACAAGGAGAGAAATTCTTCTTAATCCACACTGCTGAATGGCAAACTACTGATGCTTTGTTCCATGAAATATCCAAATTAGATGTTGTTAAATTATTATATGATCAACAATTTGCAGTGGATGGATTGCTAAGATATCACACTTATGGTAGATTTGGTCTAGAAGTTCAGATTCAAATAAATCCAACTACATTTCAACAGGGTGGCTTAATCTGTGCAATGGTTCCTGCTGACCAAGGATATGGTTCATTGTCTTGTCTTACAATGTATCCCCATGGATTGCTTAATTGCAACATAAATAATGTTGTGAGAATCAAGGTGCCTTTTGTGTACACAAGGGGAGCATATAATTTTAGAGAACCACAATATCCCATTTGGGAGCTGACAATCAGAGTATGGAACAGGCTATATATTGGTACTGGTACAACACCTTACACCAGTGTGAATATATTGGCTAGGATGGTGGATTTGGAGTTACATGGATTAACACCAATAATGACTCAAATGATGAGAAATGAATTTAGAGTTTCAACAACAGAGAATGTTGTAAATCTTGCAAATTATGAGGATTCAAGGGCAAAGATATCCTTAGCTCTTGATCAAGAAAGTTGGAGACCTGATTCTTCAGAAGCCGGTGGCTTGTCAATTACCAACTTTTCTACTTGGACGTCAGTTCCTACTCTCGCAACACAGTTTCCTTTAAATTCTTCTTCTGAAGTTGGATCACAAATTAAGGTTATTCCTGTTGACCCATTTTATTATCAGATGACAAATACATCCCCCCAGCAGAATTGTGTGACTTCGTTAGCTTCAATTGCACAAATGTTTTGTTTTTGGAGGGGCGATCTGGTTTTTGATTTTCAAGCTTTTCCAACAAAATACCATTCTGGGAGAATATTGATTTGTTTTGTTCCTGGTCATGAGAATATGGATGTTTCCAAAATCACTCTAAAACAAGCCACAACAGGACCATGTGCAGTGATGGACATCACTGGAGTGAATTCTACAATGCGATTTAGAGTTCCCTGGATTTGTGACACACCATATAGAGTGAACAGATATACAAAATCTGCACATGTAAAGGGTGAATACACTGCAATTGGGAAAATAATTGTGTTTGTATATAATAGATTAAGTCAACCTGCCAATGTTGCTTCACATGTGTATTTTAATGTATATATGTCTGCTGTGAATTTTGAATGTTTTGGTCCCGTCTATCATGTTATGAATGCAATCACACAAGCTGGTGGTGAGTTTAGCTCCACTGCAGAGACACAACAAAACGAACCAGATCCATGTGGGGGTATTACAACATCAAAGGATTTAGTTGGCAGAGCAAACCAAGGAAAACTTGATTTGGCATCAGGAAGAGTTCCAACTGGAGTTGTTACAGTGATTGAAGACCCAGTATTAGCAAAGAAAATACCTGAAACTTTTCCAGAAAAACCTCCTGGACAGTCAAGACATACTTCTGATCACATGGATATTAGAAAATTCATGGGAAGAGCTCATTTTTTAGGAACTTTTACTTTCAATGCAAATAATATGCAGTATACATTTCCTATATCTCTATCTTCAACATCCAATCCTCCACATGGATTGCCTTCAACATTAAGATGGTTTTTCAATTTATTTCACCTGTATAGAGGCCCATTGGATTTGACAGTTGTTGTGACTGGAGCCACTGATGTGGATGGCATGCTGTGGTTCACCCCTGTTGGATTGGCATCTGATCCACCTTGGAAGGAGGCTGCAACAGCTTTGTCTATTGATTACAGAACAAGTCTTGGGGCTGTAAGATTCAATACCAGAAGGACTGGAAACATCCAAATGAGATTGCCCTGGTACTCATACCTATATGCCATTTCTGGGGCTTTGGATGGAACTGGAGATGTTTCTGATTCTACATTCGGCTCCATTTCAATTCAAATTTCAAATTATGGTGGAGGTGATGAATATTTGTCATTTTCTCTTTATTTGTCTGTCACTGAAGAATCACAATTTTTGTTTCCTCGTGCTCCATTGAATAATTTTGCTATGAATGCGACTTCTCGCAGCATTCGTAGTATCCAAGACATGGTTGAGTCTTCTGTAGATGATTTTAAGACAAAAGAAGACCGTGAATTTGAAGAGGAATTATCAAATGAGATCTTGCCAATAGAACAAATTCCGAGGAAGCAGTTTCCTTATAGAAGTCTGAGAATGAAAGTGGCTGAGCAGAGGTTAAGGTATGCTAAGGAAGAATTGAACCGTCCTTTCTCTCAAACTCATAAAGTGGTGAATTTTGTTATATATGAAAGGGAAGAAGGAAACCAGATTCTGAGAGGATTTGGATTTGAGAATAAGATTTACAGATTCACCACTCCTTCATGGCTGGAAAGAAATGTTTACATGAGAAGTTCAACATTTTGTTGTGAGAATAAAGATGAGTGGAATGAAGCAGTGCTGACATATGACATTGAAAGAGTACTTATGAAATTAGTTTCTATCAATGATTGGCAGAATGCAAAATTTTCATATGCAAACATTAATAATTTTGAAGAAGCTTTAAAATATTTAAAAGAAGACAAAATTTTTTCCAAATTTGATGACAGTGAGCTTGAACTTCTGTTCATTTGCCTGCTTCCTTCCTCAAACTCTTTTATCAAAAGAATTACTAAAGAGACTGGTATAAAACAGGTATCTGGTGAGGCTTCTGAATTGATCAGTGAGTGTAGAAAATTTTTGGCTGAGGTGAAGTCCTCTTTAAAAGCATTTGCATATGGTTTTTGTCATAACCAATATGTTCAATGGTTAAAATTGATCTTAAAAATTGTTAAGGTGGCTATTTACACTTATGTGTGTTACAAAGTTAATTGGGATCCAAAAGTTGTGTGGCCTATTATTGCTTTATTGGGTGTGGAGAACCTCATGGAAGGACTGAATTTATTTGAAATCTTGTCAAGATTGATGAATGAATGCTTTGAACATGAAGTGGAAAAGAGACTTTTGGATTTGAAGACTGAGTCTTTGGGATGGTTGAGAGACTTGACTGCTGGGATATCAGTCTTCAAATCTCTGAAAGATTTGACAATGTGGTTAGTGCAAAAATTTAAAGAACAATACGATAAGTATTGTGGTGCAACAGCTAGAAAATTAAAAATGATTAGAGATCATGAATCTGAAATTGAATCGACATTGGAAGAATGTGATAATTTTTGTGCTAGATATATTCAGGATGTTGAAAAAGAACAGGAGTATGAAAGGGGTATGGATCTTTTGTGCACCTTAAGAACAGTATTCTCTTTTCTTTCAGAGGATGAGAAGCTTAGAAAGTTTGCTCAGCCCATTAGAGATGCCCAAACCAGAGTTCATCATAAGATTAGATCGTTGGGTGCCATAAATCAAAATGTTATAACAAGAGCTGAACCAGTTGTTTGTTATATGTATGGGTTGAGGGGTGGAGGAAAATCATTAACTTCATTGGCATTGGCAACAAAAATCTGCAAAGAATATGGTGTTGATCCAAAGAAAAATATATACACAAAGCCAGTGTCTTCGGATTACTGGGATGGATATTCACAACAATTAGTGTGCATTATGGATGACATTGGACAGTGTACAGATGATGAGGATTGGGCAGACTTTTGTCAATTAGTTTCAGGGTGTCCTCTCAGACTAAATATGGCTTCATTGGAGGAGAAGGGAAAACATTTTTCTTCACCATTTATAATATGCACTTCAAATCAAGCCGACCCGTCTCCAAAAACAGTTTATGTAAAAGAGGCAATTTCAAGAAGACTATTTTACAAAATTGAAGTTTCACCCACACCATATTATACTGTAAATTCAATGTTGAATGTTGCCCTTGCTAAGAAAGAGGATGCTATAAAAGACATGAGATGTGTCAATCTTTCTATGTGTGGGACTTCTGTAAGATTGGATGATCTTGTACAATCTATGGTGGAACAAGTCAAATTTAGACAACAAAATATGGATGATTTCATGAAATTATGGAGTGAAGGTTTTAATGAAGTGAGAGATTATGCATATGAAGAATTCAGAAGAGTCATGAAATTTGACAAAATGGTTGAATCATCAAAGAATCGTTTATCCAAATTATTTAAAAGTCTTAATGAGAATAAGATATTGACTCTTGGTGGAGTGATTGGATTTTTCTTAGCTGCTGGGGTGATTTATGGGGGTTACAGATTTATTAAGGACAAATTTTTCCCTGAAGAAGATGAAAAGCCTGTTACTACAGGGGTATACCATGGAGTTACTAGACCTAAAAATGTTGTCAAATTGGATGCAATTAACACTGATACACAGTCTGTTGTTGAGATATCAAGCTTAATTCATAAAAATTTGGTTAGATTTGGAATTGGAGAGAAGGGTGGTTGTGTTGATTGGTTAATGAATGCACTCGGGGTCAGAGATGATTGGCTATTAATACCAAGTCATGCTTATATGTTTGAACAGGATTTGGCCTCTAAAGAATTTTATTTTGAAAGAAATGGCACTTATTATTCTACTTCTTCTGGTAGTGTTCAGATACATACTTTGGACACAGGGTTCCAGGATGTAGTGCTTATGAAGGTTCCCAATATACCTAAGTTCAGAGATATTACCAATCATTTCCTTTCAAAGAAGGATGTTGAAGGTGTGTGTAAGAGGTTGGCCACTCTTGTGACATCAAATCAAGGAGTTTATCAGATGGTGTCTGAAGGACCATTGAAATATGAGGAACATGTCACCTACTCACACAGAATGGATGATGGAAGCATAAAAGATTTAACTATTGGAGCTGCGTTTAGAGGAAAAGGAGAATCAGTTTCTGGCATGTGTGGTGGCGCAGTTGTTTCTTCCAGTCAAAAACTTCAAAATCCCATTGTAGGTATCCATGTTGCTGGGGGACATGGAACCATGATAGCTAAGGCCATTTTTAAAGAAATGTTTGAGGTTATAGATTCAAAATTGGAACATTCTCAAAGAATTACTAAAGTGGAATTCACTCAAAGTTGTGTTAATATTGGAACTAAAACGCTTTTAAATAAAAGTCCAATTCATGACTTGATTCCCAAGGAGAATATTAATTTTCCTGCTTCAATGCCCTTTAATAAGAAAAATGAAATTGACCCAATACAAGTGATGTTATCCAAGTATGATGTTCCTTGGTGTGTGCAACCTCCTGGATATGATGCAGCAGTGGAATTTTATTTGGAAAAAATCCAAGGTCTTGACTCAATTGTAGAAGAACAGTTATCTTTGAAAGAAGCTATAGAGGGAGTACCAGGAATTGATGCTTTGAACATGAAAACTTCAGCTGGACTTCCTTATACTTTACATCATCTGGATAAGGAAATGCTCATTTTTAAAGATGATGATGGTCAACTTCTTGGAATTCATCCTTTTTTAAAATCTAGAATAGAAATGAACTTGGCATGTATGGATTGTGGTAATGAGATGGATGTCATTTACATGACTTGTCCAAAAGATGAACTTAGGCCTTTACAAAAAGTGATTGATTCCAAAACAAGAGCTATTGAGGCTTGTCCCCTTGACTTCACGATTATATGCAGAATGATGTGGGGACCTGGAATTTCTTATTTTCAACTCAACCCGGGATTTCACACAGGAGTTGCTGTTGGGATGGACCCAGATAGTGACTGGGATTCTTTGTTTCGAGCAATGGTGAAATTCGGTGATTATGGGTTGGATCTTGATTTTTCATCATTTGATGCCTCTGTTAGTCCATTTATGATATGGAATGCTTGTTCAATTTTGTCATCTCTATCTGGAATATCAGAGAGACAACATTCATCCTTGTTCATGGCAATTTGTTATAGTAGACATCAGATTCTTAACATGATTTACTCAGTTCAGGGTTCAATGCCATCGGGGACCCCTTGTACTAGTTTGTTGAATTCCATAATAAATAATATTAATCTTTTTTTTGTGTTTTCAAGAATTTTCAGGAAGCCTCCATCCATTGTTAGTGAGCTTGTTAGATTTATTTGTTATGGTGATGATGTTTTGATAGTGTTTAATAGAAAATTGGATGTTTCCAAACTTGAGAAATTGGGTTCTTTAGTTGTTAAAAATTTTGAATCATTGTGTATGACTGTTACTTCCTCCACAAAAGGGACCCCAGTAATTAGAAGAGTTTCAGAACTATCATTTTTGAAAAGAAAATTTTATTTCTCAAATGAGAGAATAAGACCTGATATAGATCCTAAAACAATATGGAGCCTTGTTGCTTGGCAACGCACAAATGCTGAATTTTCACAGAATGTAGAGACAGCTAGCTGGTTTGCTTTTTTGAAGGGACCCGAGTTTTACTCACATTTTAAGAAGAAAATGACTGACATGTTTAGAATGCAGAACTTAAATTTGCGAATTCCATCCTATGAGTTTTGGTTAGATAGATTCAGAGAACTGGAATTTGATAGAGATATGTCCTGAATTCTAAATTTGTATTTCCTTTTAATTTTGGG